GTGACCTTGTTGAAAATTTTCTCCTAGATTATGGATTAGTCCATCATCAAGCGGGGCCCATAATCGATAAAAATCACTAACTTTAAAATTTAATACCACAATGTCAAGCCTTACTTTGTTGGCTGTTCCAGAAATTGTTATCTTATTTAGAGAACATAAAAACACTCCATCATTAGTAGATATAGATGATAAATTTACAGCATTGCTAGATGCAACATCATAGAAAAATTCATTATTATAAGTGTTTTGAAATAATATATTATCTTGAATTTCATTTAATTCTGAAGCTTGCAAGGAATATCCCGGTTTAAACGCAATTAAAGAATATTTGTGATTTTCAAAAATACCGTTTCTACTTTTATATGGTGAGGGGCCTAATGGTGAACTCATATTATATCCTTTTTACTGTTATTATATTAATTGAACTGTTATTATATTAATTGATGCGTTTTCTAAATATCCAGTTGTCCTTGAACTTACTATTTGACTTGATCTTGGAGTTCCGGTAAATTGTGTTACATGAGTTGGAATTATAACTTCTTCTGGAGTTACGTATGTTAAGTCTGGCAAAATAATCGAATTGATTCTAGAGTATTCGGATTTAATATCACCACTCACTCTTACATATACACACGAAGCATCTTCAGATACATTTTTAATATCTATCGTTGATATTGGTGAATAATTTTCCACAACCTCCACACCTAACCAATTTGAGGTATCTTCTATTCTTTCTTTATCAGATCCACTAAATTCACTTTTTACTAATTTCAAAGTAGTTAAAAATGATTGAATTTCTTTTGTATATTTTGAAGATGTCGATTTACCGGCAACAGATGAAACATCTCCTATTTTTAATGGGTTTTCTACCAGAGAAAAGAAATTTATTTCTCTTGGTAAAATTAAACTTGCATCTGCTAATTCTTGTTTTCCTAAACTAATAGAAGTCATTACACTATTAGAATTCAATGTTTTTGCAGGATCTAAACCCAATTTATCAACAGGATCTAAATTTATTTCAATTTTTGAGTTTATAAAGTCTTGATGATCATCCATTCCGGGTAATAGTGAAGTATCTATTGATAAACTTATGTCTTTGTAATTTTGTCCTCTGGAAACAACTCTAATACCACATACTTGGTGATTTCCATTTGGATTTATAAATGTAATTAATTCTATTATTGCACCATAACCAGTTAGTGATTTTATCTGTAATCTTGGATTTGCTTGAGTTGCAATTAATTCTGATGTAGTTTCGGCCGATAAATCTATAAATGATGAAACCACACACCCATCCTCAAATCCATTATTGTACCAAGTTGAATATAATTTATAGTAAACTGAATTAGGAGACAACTGACCGGTTTGAATTTGTTTTTCGACTAAATCAAATTTTGATAATATTTCTATAGATTCTTTTACTTCTTGATCACCATAAAACACAGAAACAAAATCATCATCTTCTTCGTCTTGAAACAAGAAATAACACTCTCTACATGTTAAATCTGGTATTGTTGTGTATAGATCACCTAAAGCATATGATTCATAACTGGAACCAGATGTTGGTATTTCTTTTTCTTTGTTTACATATACTGCACAAGTACCACTCACACCGACTGCCCCATTACAAAAGGAATTACATCTATCCCAAGGTGTAGTCCCCCCTATTCCCACTTCAAATTCATCTAAACTAGGAGCTGGAATAAAAGCACTAGTAACGAATTTTTCAAGAGAAGGAGTAATCTGATAAAGAGCTAACCAACTATATCCATCAGAAAAAGACATTTCTCCTGTTGTATGTGATGGTTTAAATCTAGAAACAGTATCATAACCATCTAATCTATTGTTTGAATTATCGGAAATACAAAGATAAACGTAACCGTTTTCTCTGTTATAAATGTAACAATTTTGCACATCTGAATTTGGATTCCAAGGAGTATATTGGGAACCCTTATTCCATGAAATTCTAGGAATAACTGCTGAAACGTCATTTCTAGAAACTTTATATGTCATTTCTGCATCTTTCCAAGATTGTATAAACAACTCTTGAGAATTTGGTAGCAATGAAGTATGAGTAGTTTTTCCTAGTAAAAAATAATTCTGATATTTTCTACCGACCTCTAGTTTGTAATCTATTGCTTTATTCATTTTTACACCAAATTAACTAGCACATGCTTCCCCGCATGTTAATCCTGCATTTGGACTTGTGAACCCAGAAACATAACACATGTTTATGAAGTTAGTAATATTTATATCGTTAAACTTATAGCCGGTTATATTCTCGGACCAATTTGGGAAAACATGAGTTGGTTTATTCCAAGGACTCGCTTCCGCACATCCCTCGCAATAGGTCAATCCATATAATGAGTAAGTAGATCCACCAAAATTACCAACACCTATTTGAGTATTATACGTTACACCTAATTGATACGAATGATAATTTCCCAATATAGGTGTTTCACAAATTAATAAATCAAAGTCTCCGGGTGTTCCAGATCCTGGATAATCTTCTATGTTAGATTCCAAAATTACTCTTAATCCGGCCGGATGTAGAGTGCTCATAAAACTAGTTTGGTATAACTCTTGATTTATTCCGGTTTTGAGAATATATGAAAAGTCTTGAAACCAATCAGAGTCTTGGATTCTAGAATCATTAAGAGAACTTCCTCCTAAATCTAGAGTTTCATCATACTCTCCTGTTCCACCTCTAAATGAGAAATTTTCAGAGTAAAACTTACCACCATTTAATCTTAATAGATTAACTTTTGGGTAGTAAATTGAAAAATCCTCTTCAGAAAACTCAGGAAATAGTGTTAGAAAAAAATACTTGATAGAATCAATAGTTGTTTTCTTTTGATTAAAATTCTTAGATATACCTTTTAGTAATTTTATAAATTTTTCATTAGAAATAGATCCACCATTAAATTCAAATTTAGAAGGATCTAATCCATTACCATAAATTTGTAAAAATCTATTCAAATATGAAGTTCTTGTTTTTTCTATATCAACAAGTTCTAACAGTTTTTGAGATAAAGTATACTGAGCACCCGATGGATTGTCACAATATAACCAATCATAATATTTTTGAAGGAAGTCGAATACTGAAACTTGCTTTGTTCCATATTCATTTTCCAATTTAACTTTTTCTTCGACTATCCAAAAAGGAACATATCGACTGATATCAAAATTAGTAGGACATTCAAACGAAGTGTCCTCAAAAAAATCTTGAGAAGATAGCAAATCAAAGAAGTTCTGCAATTCGCTTCTTAGACTAGATGATTGATTTGCTAGATATGAATAATTCAAAGTGAGGCTACCGTTGAGATGTAAATGTTATTAATATTGTTATATTTTGATTGCAATATTTTTTCACTCATTGGGAGAGTGATGGTGAAAGGGACGCTAGCAATATCAGCAATATAAATTATTCCCTTATTTATTAATATTCTACCATAATCCAAAGAATTGTCTTCTAATCCGGTGAGTAGATTAAATCCTTTAATTTTTACATAATTATCAAAAGAAGTAGTAGGTCCTGTTATAACTTTTAGTATTGTTGGTACACCATAGATATTTGAAAATTCAGTACTTATAGGAGTAGAACCAAGAAATGGTAATTTAAAAGGACTTCCTAAATTTATATTAGTCTCGCTACTTCTATTTAAGTCTATATTTGTTAATATATATTTTCTGAATTTTATATCAAATCTATCAGCAGATATTGAAATGTCATCATATTGTTTCATTATAGAATTTGATATTTCAAACGAATCAAATGTAAAGTTGAATTTATTATACTCTATAGATTCTTGAATTTTATTTTTAACCTTTTTGATTGCTTCTAATTTTTGAGTAGGTGTTGGTGATACATTTTTATATGTAAATTTCACATCTACTAAAAATTCATTATAAACTGGTGAAACATATTCTGGCAATACAGTAATTACCGAATATTCTTTCAGGTATGATATAATTGTATTTGGATTTAAAGAAGTATCTGCTATTGATACAAAGACTCTACCATATTTTGGTGGTTGTAGTTCATCTCCTCCAAAAATTGAAATTTGATCCACAGAATCTATTAATTTAGAATCTAATAGCAATCCCATATAGTCAGATTTTGTGACTGCTCTACCTTGGGAGGAGAACAATTTCGGTGCTAAAAATTTAATCAAATTAATGTTTGGTTGATCTAGGCCGCCAGCAGACGAATTACATTCATCACAAGACACTCCTACATTTAAATTTCCTGGAGTATATGCTACTGGAGTTCCTGCTCTGAACTGATATATGTTATTTCCTTTTGTTCCAGAGGAAACCATATATCTTATTTTTAAAACATCTCCATCTTCAATTGAAACTCCCAAACTATTTTCAATTCCAAATTGAACTATGAATCCTCCAGTGCTTAATCTTTCTACAAAGTATATTTTATCATCTACTCTAAATGGAGTTCCTATGTTTCCAGATAAAGACCAAATTTCATCATTTACTTTCACTTGAATAGTAGACATATCAATATTTTCATTTAGTATTAAATATCTTTGTTTTTCAAAATCAAAAGAAGTAATAGCAGATGTATCATTTACTAGTTGTCCTTCTGTTATTTCTATAATAACATCACTATCGTATACCACTCCAGAATTTAAATTTCTAAAAACATATTCTATACCGTCTTCGTTTATTCCATAAAAATATTCAAGTTCTGGAAACGAAGAATTATCTTCTTGATCTATACCCGTTACCTGTATAGTAGCTCTAGCAGATCTCTTACCTGCAACTGTATAACCTAATGGTTTTGTCAAAGATATTATGGAATCTAATCTTTGTGCAGAATCTAAAAACATTTCACTTGATACCATATTCATATAATACGCATAATAAAAAGTATTATATGCCAGCAAATCCACTAGAGCTCTAATAGCAGAACCCTCATAGTTGTAGTCTTTAATTATGCTTTGATTTCGTAAATATTCAATTAAACTGCTTTTAATATCTTCAAAGTCTAGATTCCCAAGTACATTTGTTGGCGTATTTGCCATTATCTGTTCCTCTCTACGCTAATTGTTACAGTCTGAATTGCTCTTGTATTTACATTTTGATATGTTAGATCTATCAGCAAAATTCTAGGGTTAGCTGTATCTAAATTAAAATTTACTTCCATTACCTGTATTCTGGGTTCATAACGATTCACTGCTGCTTGTAAATCTATTTTATATGGAGTCAATCTAACATCTTCGTTGTTTATGTTTTCAAAGAGCAGATCATAAAAAACAGTACCAAAATCAAATTTAAAGGGCTTTTCTCCAAGTCTTGTCAATACTATATTGATTATTGATTGTCTAATTGCATTACCATCTTTCTTCAAACTCAAGTCATTTGTGAATGAGTTTTTTGAAAAGAAAAATGGTATGTCGGAAAAAATATTCTTAGTTATTTGCATGGCTTTATTTATAGTTAAAATAAGTAAGATAATATTTTTTCTAAAGTAGTTGTAGTATAATCAGGAGATACTGGTAATGTGTCTCGTATCAGAGTTAAGTCTTGAGTACAATTTGAATCTTTATAGAAACTCATATTGACTTCAGACACCAACCACCTTCCGTGAAGATTCTTTTCTGAAATTGCCATATTTGGGTCTGGATTTAGTTGTTTTATCTTTATTATATCCCCTACCTTAACCACGCTTGTTGGTGGAATTGATATTGTTATTTGCTGTGCTCCTATTTGTGAAACCAACGCCTTTCTAATCAAAGGAGTAGCGTCTGGAGTATCCCAGAAAGTAGCATATGTTCTGCTATATTCTAGATATTCTTTAAATTTTTCTCCTTGATTTGGACAATTGCAACTACATGGATTTGTTGGATCACTCCAAAGACAACCAATATATTCCTCTCCTAACACACTTTCAATTAAATCGCATTCCTTAAGATCTAAATATTTTTTAAACAATTCTAGATAACTTGGTTCTGGTTCATCCGGTATATGTTCTTGTGCTGGACAATTACAATATGGATTTTCTGGACCACAATCATCGTTTGAAATATATCCATCTGGATTTGCACACTTTAATTTTCCACAAATATTTGGAATTTGTCTAGAGAATACCACAAATTGTGCAGAAAAATTATCATCAAATACATCATGATTTGGTGACATCGTTTTTGGAGAAACTAAACCATAATCAGTTTCTCCGGTCAAATCATACTTCCAAACATCTTCAGGAACCAGACTTGGACGATATAACATAAAGTCTCCAAACATCCAATGCATTGTTGTTTTTTGGAAGTAAGCAGTTAATGCAGTATCAAGAGAGTCTGGAGAATGTACCTCTGCATGATTTGCAAGTGGTTTATTGTTAGTATTTGAAAGAACACTAAGAAGTTTCAAATCAAAACTTTCTACAAACGATTTTCCTGCTGGACTTAATCGTAACCATCTATCCACTTCATCACCATACCACCAATAGTAGTCTTTGTATTTGTGTGCAAAAATGTCACCAAGCACACCACTACTTTCTCCGTCTATTTCTGCAAATTTGGTAGAAAGCATATGGAACAACTTTTGTGGTATAAAGATGTTCTTGGGAATATGGAAAGACCACCAAGATCTATGTGGTTTTACTTTTCTATGAGAGTATTGCAGATAACCACTGGCATGAGCACTTTCCTTGTATTCTGGATCAACATCAGCAGATCTCGTATACCAATCGTAACCATTGTTACCCTTTTGTGATAAATCCACATCACCGTCACCATGATACCATGAAGATTTCCACCACCATCCCTTTGGATCTGCCGCATAATATGGGAAAGTAGTTTCAAATCCAACCTCTGGCCACAATTCCATTCCATTGCTTGTCAATGTTGTATCGTTTAAATTTCTGTATTCATCCCACCACCCATATTGCTTTTGTGTTTCCTCATCCTCAACTTTGGATTTCTTAACTGCTACATCAAATCCATAAGGATCCATTCCTATTACTGCGACATTGTTTCTAATGGTTTGTCTGCCTGTTGGTCCTGGTGTTAATGATACCAAGTAAGGTAGGAAATATTCCGTTCCTGCGTCTCTAATAAATCCATCGGGGAAATCTACAATTCTATCCAACCCAATTGGTTTGGTAAATTCAATTCTAACGTAAGAACTTAATTGCTCTTTCTTTAAATTTGGTGGTATGGATTGTTGATTTATATCAAACAAATTAAAAGTATTTTGGAAATTTTGATCAGTGACCCATAGCGGTATGTCCGTTTGAGTATTACTAATTTCTTGGAATGAACTACTAAACCCACTATCGATCATTTGTTGATGTGGTACATTAAGATAACCAGTTAATTCGTTGTTTGCGGTTTCTCCGCAAGTTGGAGCAAATTCCGAACTAAATGGGAAGTTATTTAATTTATTAACATCTTCCTTGTAATTATATGTTTTAAATAACTGTCTTTGGGACACAAATCTAGTTTGATACTTTTGTGAATAGTATGGATGATTTGTTCCTTGAGTTTCCTTGGTAGTGTTATTCCAGAAGAAGTCATATAACCACTCTCCTATCTCACCCCCGGTTATTC